CTCAAGGAGTTTGCGCATGGCGTTTTGTTCAATCTGTCGCACACGTTGGCGAGAAACTCCGAGCACCTCAGCGATCTCGGAGTATGTCATGTGGTAATCAGGATTGGTTGCAGCTGTCATTGGTCTCCCTCATAGGGATCATGTGTGCCAGGATACTTCAGCAGCCAGGTGCCCTGCAGATTCTCCATGTACTTAGTGCTGACATCATGACTTTTACACCAGCGCAAAGCACTCTCCAAGCTGTTGAAAACAATCGTTGTCATGCCTTCCACCTTATGCAGCTCGCTGTGCTACATGCTTTAGGTTGAATGGTGTTCATTGGAATCCACCAGTTCTGACCTTCTGATTTAACCAGCACCTCGAGCAGCGCCAGGTTACCCTCGTGTGAAAGACGGGAACCGAAGACAACGGACTCTTCAGCCACGTCGCCCCCGATCATGAATTGAACCACCTTGCCTATTGTTTTTGGTCTCATCGGTAGGCTCTCTCTTCTAGGTCCATGAGGTCATTCAGCATTTCGTCACGAATCTGATTTAGCTGGATGACAGATTGGCCCTGGATATCAGTGAGGGCGCAGTGTAAGTCAGCTCGAGTAAGCTCTGCGAGAGTCTCATCAAGTCTGTCGAGGATGCTATTGTACTGCTCGATACGGTCGTCTAATCCCATTGTACTTCTCCCTTGGTTAATGGCTGTGTCCCCAGCCGATGAACACATTAAAACACATCTAAAATCAAAAAGCAACAAAAAATGTTATTTATTTTTAGAGGGGTAAATCTGGAGCGGACACAAACCCCCCATTCTTGTCCGTGACAAACATAAATTGTTGCAAAACCACAAATTGTGTATAATAGGGGCCATGTGTACTACAGTGAAGCGAGCCATGTTCTGCACTCGTAACGGCTATAAGCACATTGAGAACCTCGATAAGGTATGTGAACTCATCGGGCGTTTGAAAGGACTTACTGAGTCCGAGTATCTCGATCTATGTGCTATCAACAAGCTAGAGAATGCACGAGCGTTAGAGATGGCGAAACATTACCCCAGTCACTAGGCATGGGGACATAACAGGCCGAAAAGGTCACGGGGCTTCTTGCCCCTCAAAAAAGGGAGAAGGACATGTACGAACAGGAATTATTCAGCAGGTATCCGGGCCGCATAATCGCGGGCATTATCTTATTTGTGATTGGCATGGGCATACTGGGTAACGCTGATATGGAAGAAGAGATTAGCAATCAGGAGTGGTACTGCGGCAACGTGGAAATCTGGATTGACTCCAAAGGTGAGAACGGTCATCCCAATTACAAAGGCATCGACTGTGAGTGATGTTGATGAGTACATCATTGCAGTTCGGGCGGCAGACTCTATGTCTAGGGCATGGAGATCAGATGTGGCAATACTATCCAACCTAAAGATCGTAAGGCTGGAGAACGCTAGAGGCACCATATTAGAGATAGTGAGGTGGGATCTCTGATGAAGGATCATCGTGGTAAACTAGACAAGGAAACGCGGGATAGACACTTCCCTGAGCTAAATGGCGGGAAAGGATCAAGAGCGCGTAAATCCACACAAGCAAGCCGGAAGGCATACGCTGATAACTGGGATAGGATATTCGGTGGCAAAGACAAAGGCACAGCTCAATAGACAGGTAAGGCAAGAAGCTCTTAGAGAGCAATTGTCTCAACAGGGTCACGAGCAGTATATCTCTGAAATCATTAGCAATTTGTCTGATCCTGAGATGGAATATGATTCCTTGTGGGTGCAAAGGCTAAAAGCGGCGGCTGATCTACGTCTAAAGCTGATGGCTAAGTACATCCCAGACCTGAAATCACAAGAGCTAACTGGCCCAGAAGGTGGCGATCTAGTCATTGCTGTTCAACGTAAGCGCTTCGATGGCGACGATTGAATATGTAATGAAGCCGCAAGGCAAAGTGTTAGAGGAGTTCGCAGACTGCCGGGCTAGAAACTCTTTCATCATGGGGCCGCTAGGCTCTGGCAAGACTGTCCAAGTTATCCTGAAGTTCCTAGAGTTGATGTGCGAACAGGCGCCAGTCACTCGCAAGACCCATCCAAACTACGGTGTGCGGCTATCACGCATCATTGCCGCTCGTAACACCTACAGCGAACTATTCTCCACGACCATCAAGGATTGGATCGAGGTACATGGGGATCTGGGTGAGTTCAAGCAAGGCAACAAGGAACCGCCAACGCACAAGATTCAGTTCAAGCTAGAGGATGGCACGACAGTACGTAGTGAAGTCATCTTCATCGCCTTTGATCGGCCTGATCACGTCAAGAAGGCACGAGGTATACAGACTACATGGGTGTGGCTGAACGAGGCCAAGGAGCATTCAAAGAGCGTTGTGGACATGCTGGACCTGCGTTGTGGTCGATACCCGTCGATGAAAGAAGGTGTGCGCCCTACTCACTACGGAATGATCGGTGACTCCAACGCCCCAGATGAGGATCACTGGTATTACCGACTAGCTGAAGAGGAAAGGCCGGAGGATTGGAAGTTTCATCGTCAACCGGGCGGTGTCTATCGGGAGGGTGATGGCTGGTATCTCAATGAGAAAGCAGAGAACCTCACAAACCTACCCGAGGATTACTATCGGCGCGGACTACAGGGGAAAACAGATGATTGGATCAAGGTTAATCTCGCGAATGAGTACGGCTTTGTCTCGAGCGGTAAGCCGGTTCATCCGCTTTACACTGACTCTATACATTGCCTTGGCGATCATTATGAGCCTAATAGTGACACTCCCATTGTGCTTGGCTTTGACTTTGGTCGCACTCCCGCTTGTGCTTTCCTTCAACGCGATGCGCTCGGTCGTTGGATTTGCTTCGATGAATTCTGCATGACTGATTCCGGGGCTGTGGACTTTGCTCCCAGTCTCAAGCGGTACATCGAGGCGAACTATCCAAAGATGCGGTTCCGTGGCTGGGGCGATCCCTCTGGCGACAACAAGAACCAAGCGAATGCTGATACACCATTCAAGATCATGCGGGCGGCTGGCATACCTTGCACACCTACGCTAACGAATGACCCGGCATTGCGACGTGCGGCTCTGGAACTACCCATGAAAGAACTGTGCATGGATGGCAAGCCTCGATTCCTAATCAGCCCCAAGGCGAAGATGATTCGCAAGGGGTTGCAGGGCGGCTTCTGTTACCGGCGGATACAAGTGTCGGGCGAGAAGTACACCGATGAACCCGACAAGAATGAATACTCGCACCCGGTCGAGGCGCTTGAGTACGCATTGCAGGGCGAAGGTGAAGGCAGACAGGCACTAACCAACCTACATACGCAGAACAGACAACCAAGGCAGGCACAGGTCAAGTTCAATGTCTTCTGATTGCTATGTCGTGTTTTGTAATGACAGCAAACACTGGTGGAGTCCGATACTCCATCCGACGATTAGACACTGCTATGTGATCAAGCCTGAGAATGGCGCTTGGTTGGTGTATGGGAAGACGACAAAGGGCGTTGAAATGTACACCACAGATGATGTGACCCATGTGGTTGAAAATGATATCATCGTGAAGGCTGTAATTAGAAAACCCCGACGCTGGTTGTTCATGTTGAATACCTGCGTTGGATATACGAAGCAAGTGTTGGGGATCAACAACCCGTTTATCTTGACCCCTTATCAACTGTATAGGTATTTGAAACATGAAAGCACCTAAAGCACCTAAGCCCACAGCACAGCAAATCGCTGTTGAGCGTCGTCAAGCGGCGGCATTGGATGAAGAGATCCGAGAGCAGGAAGAGCGCTTCCGTGCAATGGCTCGCGGCAAGCTAGGAACTAAGTCACTCTTGGGTGGCGTACCTCGTACTCGTGCTGAAGCCGCAGGTGGCGCAGGACGTGCCGCTCCCGCTCGTACCATGTTGGGCATGGGTGGAATGGGCGGAGCCGCTCCCCGTCGTGCTGGTGGCGCTCCGCGCACTGGCACCTACAATGGCACTATGCCTCAACTCCGATAGGTAAAACCCTATGAGCTTGCCCCCGCATTTAGGCTCGATCCAAGATATCAAGGAACGAGAAGCCAAGGCATTCAACACTCAGGCAATGTGGCATGACCAGTTGCAAGACGTGTATGAATATTTCTTGCCACAGCGCAACTTGTTCGACCGTGAAGACAAGGGACAGAAGAAGATGGACCGCATCTTTGACTCGACTGCGTTGACGGCTATCCAGCAGGGCGCGAGCAAGCTACAAGAGAACATTGCTCCGATCATGTCGCGTTGGGCTACCTTCCAGCCAACCGATGAGATCATCCGCTTGGTCGAGACAGGCCAGTTCGATGTATCAGAGGAAGACATCAGGGCGAACCTAGACCAGCAGTGCGAGTTAGTATTTGACTACATCAACCGATCCAACTTCCACACGCAGTTCTATGAGGCGGCGCTTGATCTATTGGTAGGCACAGCCACCATGAAGATTGAGGAAACGGACGATGAGACCAACCCTATTTGCTTCAACACGATCCCACAGAAGGGCATTGCGTTTGAAGAGGGTCCGTATGGCGGCGTCGAGACACACTGG